AAAAAATACAGTTTACAGCTATAGAGGAAGAGTATGTTGATGTCTGGCCACATCCAAAACCTGCTGGTCATTTCATACCTGATGACTATAAAAAGTTAGAAAGACACAGAGACAAAAATTTACATCATCCTACTGTTAAAACTTGCATGCCTTTTTTAGATGCAATGACAGCAGGGTATATAATACCATTTGATCAAGATTATATAATTGATTCTGTAGCAGATGATTTTAGTATTATAGCTGCAAACAAAGAACCTGAACCTAGTGATTCTTTTCATTCACATGAACAATTACCAAAAGGTTTAAAACAAGGAAAAACTAATGCTGGTAAATGGATAAACAAATGGTTGATAAAAACACCACCAGGTTATAGTTGCTTATTCATGCAACCAATGAATAGAGCTGAAAAAAGATTTCAAATTATTGCAGGTATTGTTGATACAGATAATTACATGAACGTAATAAACTTCCCTTTTTATTGGCATATTTGGGATAGTCAAACTGTGGTAAAAAAAGGAGAACCGATGGTGCAAATCATACCATTTAAAAGAGAAAGTTGGAAGAAGTGGTCTGGTTGGCGTTTTGAAAAAGATCATCAAGTAACATTAAATAAATTAAGGAGTAAATTTACTGACAGATATAAACAAATGTTTTGGAAGAAAAAAAGTTACAGATGAACCTTACAGATTATATAAAACAATACGATGATGTTATCTCACAAGATCTTTGTGATAAGTTAATTAATAATCAACACATAAGACAAAATTTACATAGAGCCATGATTAGAGATGGACAGATAGATGAGCATAGAAATTGTTACAATTATTTAATTACTCAAGCTGAACTACCTGAATTAGATAATGAGTTACATTCATCTGTTGGTAAACTTTTACAAAACTATACAGATGATGTGCAAACTTTTCAAACTGGTTTAACAACTGAGGACACGGGGTATATTTTTTTACACTATTTAGGCAGTGAAAAAGGAGAGTACAGAGAACATAGTGATCATTCAGATTTTAATCCAAGAGTTTTATCTGTGTCAATAATATTAAATGATAATTATGATGGTGGGGATTTTTGTTTTTTTGATAAACAACATGTAATTAAAAAGAAAAAAAGAAGTGCTATAGTTTTTCCAAGTAACTTTTGTTTTCCTCATTCAATATCACCCGTAAGCAATGGTGATAGATGTGCTATTGTTACTTGGATTAAGTAATGGGTCAAATATTTGTTCAAGATAATTTTTTTGATTTAGACACATTAAATAAAATACAACAAGAGATAACTTCAATAGAGTTTGGTATAAGAGAAAAATCAGACGTTAATAATGAATTATCTAGTAGCAAATATTATTTTGAACATCCACTATCTATAGAAAGTGATGTAGCAAAAGAAGTAACAAAATTAATACAAAAATATTTTTATAGAAAAGTTGACACCTACAACAAAGAAAAACCACATCAGATAAATTATTTTTTATCTAACCCAAAAGAAGCAATACCACATAAAGATACACCCCATCCTGAATTAGATATAGATTACAATTGTTTAATATATTTAAAAGGTGAACAGCTATTAAATAATGGCACAGGTTTTTATGAAAATTATAATAATGAATTACAATTAAACACTCACATAGGTTTTAAAGAAAACAGAGCTATACTTTTTAACGGTAATATTTATCACTCGCCATTACAATGGGCTGATAACAATAGTTCTTTTAGATATTGTATTGCTAACTTTTTTAGATTTATGGAGAAGTAATTACTACAGAAGCACCAGTAACATTTAAAGTGCCTTCTTCTAATCCTGTTCCTATTTCAACATCACCGTTTGCAGCAAACTTAATGAGCTTAGGCTCTGTTGATGAATATGTAGAGGGTATATCTCTTATTTTTGTACGATAAGTAGCCCAAGCAGTTTTTGTGGTTGAGTCAAGAGCTGAATCACCTATTTGAGTCCAATCAGTGCTTTCTAATATAGCACCTCTTTGGTTTCTGATACGGTCCCAAGAATTCCAATATGCAAGATCAGAATTATACTGTGCAGTATTTAATTCACCTTTTCTAGTTTCTGACCAACTTAATAATGCATCAATTGTTGTAGATCCTACAGCGTCAGAAGAAGCTGATAAATCTAAATTATGTGTTCCATCATTGTATTGAATTTCACCTTTTGAGCCATCCCAAATAACATAATGAACAGTGCTTGATAAAGCTGGCATAGATGATCCTACATCTGCCCATGCCATGTAATAGCCATCATTGGCTCCAGACTCATCAATTAGAACGTAGTCTTTATTGGATATTGTTATTTTTGATGCCATTGTATCTCCTAATGCTTAATAATATAGTTAACCACCACAAACGGTGAAAATGAATTAGTGCCTGAACCAGTAACAGTTCCTGTAAGAGTTCCTGTTAATGTAAGTGTGTGATTGTGACCAGTTCCTGAACCAGCGTTTCCAATAGAAATATTAGATGGATCGTTTTGTTGTGCAACATCAATGAAAGAAGTACCAATCATACTTTGTCTACCCATTTGTAAAGATAAAGTGTGATTGTGCGTTGCTAATTGTGCAGTTGTTAATGAAGTGTTTCCTGCGTTACCAGTTACAGATACGTCTTGGTTATTAGTTAAGCTTACTGTTACTGTATTTGCACCACCAGTTCCTGCTAAGTTATATGTGTTACCATCAAAACCTTGTGGCATTTTACCTTGTAAGTTAGGAACATTGAAAGTTGTTGATCCATTTCCTGTACCATAAGTAGTAGAAATTACAGCAAATAAATCTGCATAATCAGTTCTTGAAATTGCAGCACCATCACACAGGACGTATCCTGCAGGAGCTGTTGCTTTACCCCAAGGTTGAATTTTTCCAACCTCACTTCTATTTGTTATATCTTGTAAGTTAGCCATTAGTCGTTATATTTCAACCTCCATCCATTGTCTGAATCATTATATACCAGAGCAATGCCCGCACCTGAAGTGCTAATTACCAAATCCGAGGTAGCTCCTTGGATCTTATGACTGTTTCTTCCAACAGTCAAATTCTCTGCTGCAAAAGTTCCTTCCGCATCAATAATCTTAACTTGATCACCGATTGCTGCAGATGAAGGTAATGTTATTGTAAAATCACCACCAGAAGTATCTGCAAAAATATTGTCGCCTGCTTCTGCAGTGTAGTTAGCAGTTTTTTTAATCCAAGTTTCACCTAGACCTGCTAGAGAAAAAATATCATACCAGTTAGTTCCATCGGTAGCTACTAATCTGTATTTACCATTTGGCACAGTTAGAGTGTTACCAGTAGCTCCTAGTCTTGCAGAAACGTCTGCACCGCCAGAAATGTTGTTATAAATACCATAAGTTTTTTGCGTAGCTGGAAACTGTAAAGTGTGAGTTGTAGAAACTGTTCCTGTTAAAATTAATTGATTTTGTCTTGCTTCGTTATTTGCTTGAGATTGTGGACCATCGCCGTTTGTTAGCGTAGTTGAGGTCCCCGTAGTAATAGCTTTAGAATAAACACCTGCAATAGCAAACTCAAATACTTGAGAAAAGTTATTATTTGTAATCGTACCCCAGGTACCTGAATTTTCTCCTGTGGTTTGTAGCTCTATTCTTAAGCCTGTTGAATAAGTTGAACTCATTTAATCTCCTAATAAAGTTTTAAGTATTTTTTCAAAGTTTGTCAAAACTTTTATGCAGCTTTATGGACTTCTGTCCAGCTTATTCCGCTGTTTGAGTCATCTACTTGTGACCAGAAAGTCCCTTGTAGATTACCTGTACTACTAGTAGCAGAAACTCCTGATATTGTAAAGCTTACATCTGTAGTAACATTTACAGCGTTAGTACTTGCTGTAGCAGACACATTTGGCGCTAAATATATTGTTTCTTGTTCAGCTTGTCCAAGACTTAAAGTAGTGCCTAATCCAGTGACAAATATCGATGTCAACACTGTCCCCGCAGATGAGGTCATACCGTTACCTTCTACGTCAATTGTTATAGGTAAAACTCCTGCAGTAGAAGTAAGAGCAATACCTGTAACTGTATGTGTTGAACTTCCTGTAACCGCAGGATCTCCAATTGAAGAAGTTAATCCAATACCTGTAACAGAAAGAATTTGATCAGTTGTTAATGTTGGAGTTCCTAATGAAGCAGGTAATGCTTGTCCTGTTAAGGCTTGAGATAAACCTGTTGCACCCCATTGTTGATCACTCCAACCAATCTCAGCACCAGTATTAATATCATGATCTCTGTTCCAACCAGTTGTCTTAGTAACAGTTTGTGTTTCATCTCCTACTGAAGAAGTTAAAGAAACGCCAGTAACTGATATGTTTTGATCTGTAGCTATGGTTAAAGAACCAAAAGAACTAGTCAACGCATTTCCAGTAGGAGTTACCTCTGCAATACCGACTGCTACGGCAGTGCCTGCTGTAGCCGTTAATGCAACACTTGGAAGTGTAACTGCTGCCGTTCCAGTAACAGTTTCATCTCCTAATGAAGATGTTAAACTATTTCCTGTAACAGTAACTGTATTGTCACCATTACCCCACGCTCCGTTGCTCCAAGAAAAACTTGATACTAAAGCATCACCGACGTTTAACCCTCGGTTCCATCCTTCTCTAATTTGTATCGTAGTAGATGCTGTAGCTGAAACTCCAGTTGGAGATGCAGTTATATCTAATATCAGACCTACGTCATTGACACTGGATGTGAGGGTAACACCTGTTGCGTCAACAGTACCACCTTGGTTCCAGGTTGCATTGTTCCAGGTTGACCGCCCCCATCCTACTAGTGGGGTAGTCATATCTTATCTCCTTATGCGATCCTTAAAATTGCAGCAGTCGCTTCAGCAGCAGGGAACGTAATTGTAAATGTTCCTGAAGTTGAAGATTTAACTGCACCAAAATCAAGCACACAAACAGATGCGTTTGTAGTTAAACCAGATACGGTGCTACTATTATAAATAACAGCAGCTTGTGCTGAAATAGTTGCACTTGTAAATGATATATCACCAAAATCACAAACAGCAGTGTCACCTGATAATGCTGGAGTAACAGATGTTAATGCTCCTCCACCTTCTGCATAAGTGCCTGAAGCACCTACCTCGTCAGTTTGTTGAAAAGCAGTTGTTGATTTGCTTAATGTTGCTTCGTTGTCATATAGCGCTAGTTTAAAAGCATTCCCCGTCGTAGCCGTAAAATTGTGTAGGCCTTTCAGGATCTCCACTTTGAAACTGTTGCATACAGCTTGAGTAATTGCCATAATAATCTCCTATGGGTTCCTAGACTCGAGAGGGATACGAATAACGCCATCTCGAAATTCGTCTCTACGGTCACGCCCCATCTCATACGTTGCGAGAGCCTGTACAGACTGATTATACATTTTGTCA